ATGTCTAAGCGGGTCAATTTTAAGAAGACAGTCAGCTGGATGGTTGGTATACCATCGGCACTCGTAATGTTCTCGGAAGTAGAGGACATGCGATACTGGTTTGTTCCTTTTGTAGCTGCCGGATTGCTAGCTGTAATCCTGTATTGGAATAACGTTTTTGATACGGAGAAGTCAAATGGATGAAGATGTAGACTCAATTCGAGAAATGCGTGAGGAACGCGAACAAGAATTACAAAAGAAAATTCAAAACGATCAGTATTGGCAGCAATTAGAGAGGAGGGCTGGCTATGGCGACTAATAAGGATCTTCCTCAAGTTATTACGCCAGATGACCTCTTGATGACGAATAGTCCTTTTACAGCAGAGCAATTGTCCTTCTTTTATCAGAAAACTCCAGAGGACAAACTAATGAAACGCCCAGCGAAAGGGGGTGGAACGTGGGATTTTATTAAGACTGGATATGTTATCGACACGCTAAATCGCGTCTTTGGCTACTTATGGAGCTTTGAGGTCCCAACAACCCTAGAAGAGGCTGCAAAAATGGCTGGGAGTGGAACCATAGCAGTAAAAGGTCGCCTGACTGTCTATACGAGTAATGGATTACAACTCGTCAAAGAGCAATTTGGTCGCTGTGAGGTGAAGTTTAAGACAGCGTATGACGATAATCTAAAAAAGAAGGTGCCGACCAAAGAATTTCTAGACTTCGGTAACGATATGAAAGGTGCTGCGAGCGACGCTCTCAAGAAATGTGCGAGTGAGCTCGGCTTGTTCCGCGACGTTTATCATAGAGATGATTTCCAAGAAGTAGATGTCATCAGTGCTGATGAGAAACAGCAGCGAGAGGATGAAACAATTGAGAAAGCCAAAGAGGACATGCGTAGAGCTGAAAATATGGCAGAGTTGCAGAAGGTTTTTATTCATCTACCGGTAGATGTCCGCAGTAACCAAAGCGTAATCGCAAGTAAGGATGCTTTGAAGCGCAAGTTTTTGAAAAAATCTAAGACAGGAGAGAGAAATGAAAATTCTAAAAATTCAACAAAATAGCGAAGAGTGGCTAGAATTCCGTAGGGGCAAGTCGGGCGGATCGGAGTTTGGTGATCTATTCCCAACCAAATCTCCCCTAAAATCCGACATTGTGTCTATTTTAGAGTCAAAAGGCATTGAATTCAAAAAGACTGACACCGTGGGTGTATTGCTTAAAAAGCTGGAGCCACAAGACATAGCCGTCCTTAAATTAGAGATGGATCTCAAAGACCACTACTACGAGCTTCTTGCTCATAGCGTAGCGAGAGATCTTACACCTAATGATTACGCCGATCGGATCCCAAATATAGCAAACATGTCCAAGCTAGAATTCGCTGCTGCTAGAGGCCACTTACTCGAATCTGAAGCTCGTAAGGCGGTTTCAGATAAACTCAAGATACAATTTGAGGGTGAAAATGAAGTCTGGGTAAGCGATGAGTGTGATGATATTTACGTTTCACCTGATGGGTGGAAGACCGACGATGATGGTAAAATTCGGGTAGCGCTTGAAATTAAATGCCTTAATTCGATAGAAATCATTAAGGCTAATCGCACAGGCAAATACCCAGATAAATATTACCCTCAAGTCTGCAAATACTTTATGGTAAACGATAACCTAGAGACGCTTTACTTTGCTATGTATACAGATTTGATCCCAGGTCTTGAGTTGCAGCTTTGGAAGATTGAACGTAGGGACGTTGCCAGTGACATCAAGATTATGAAAATATTTGAACACAAAATCATGGAGCGCCTACGCAGCGATAGAGAAGAAATTGAGAGGTTAGGATTTTAACATGGAACAGCAAGATGAACAAATTTTAGCCGTAGAACAAATGTCAGAGAAAAATGAGTGGGTAGCGGATATAGCTAAAATAATTAGTAAAGCTTGCTCTGAGAACCAACGAGGCTTCGTTTTTATACCATTCACTCATGTATCCGACATGACGGACGCCAATTCTCCTAAAACTTGCTTGCTAACAGACTTAGACCCAATGGAGTTCATGGCGGCAATAGGCGGAGCCATTGCAAATTACTGTCGTTTTCGGAAAAGCATCTACTCCAAGATAGGAACAGGCTTAACATTCATGAACGGCTCGGAGATGGCTAAACATGTCTTAGATGGTATTAAAGATATGGAGGAGAAGGATGGCAAATAACTTACAAAAAGTCGGTCGCCTGATGGTTAAAAATGGCACATACAGAGACAAGGATGGTAAAGAGAAAAATCGCTACCACGAAATTGGTATAGTCTTGGCAACCCCACATCATAGCCAAATGTGCGTTAAATTTCACGCAAGCGGTTTTGGTGAAGGTCAGTTTGCCAGTATATTCTATGACGATGAAAAGAAACCTAATTTCGTTGACAAAGAGCCCTTGGGCGGTACAGAAGTCGAAGATATTGCGCGAGAAGAGATACCATTTAGATAATTAATTTTTAATTCATAAAGGAGAAAATATGAACGAAGAAACCAAAGTTAATGGAAATTTTGCCGTAAGAGTTGGGAACATGTGGGCAAAACGTGATTATGAAGGAGCAAAACTTACGGAGCAACCAAATTCCCTTATGAAATTCGCGGATGCCTATAAACTAGCCAAAAGAGATTCCGGAGGCAGAAATAGAAAGTCTAATTTTGGCTGCTGACATCAAGGAAAGCGAAGATGAGGATTAACCAAGATGCTACTCAAAAATAAACAAGACGGCAAGAATTATCGTGTTCGTAGCGAAGAATACGAAGGCGGCATCCGCATCTTTGCCGTAGCCGAGCAGACTGGTGCAAAGGATATGGTGATGCACTATCACACGCTCAAAGAGTTAAATGACGAATGGGAGGACGCAGACTAGAAAAGATCGATGGCTCTCCGACCAATCTGCCATTGCAAAGGAGTTGGGGACATAAGTTCGCGCCATCAAGACCTCCACAAATCTTAAAAGTTACGGTCTCTGTTCGGAGATATATACGTCATTGATTAGGGGCATCAAAAAGGGTTAAGCAGTTTTATGTTGCCCCGCGAGTATGGCTTCAATCAAATACTCGTAGAACAAATATAGCTCTAAATAGGGATCGTAACCAACAAGAAGTGGCGCTATAGACAAGTCAACGTAAGCTTATAGCCGTTAGACCGTGCCACTTCCTAGCAGATTACTAAAATTTTACCCGCTTATTTTAGTAATCTACTAGGGCGTCTGTCCTGGGCTGCGAGGAGGAGAGGCGCTCTTAAATATTTAGGTACTAATAAGGAGGAATACGGGCGTGAGCCAATCAAAGTTAGAAAAGATTCAAAGAGCAATTAGGTCTAAGCATTATTCATATCCACGTATTGCCGAAAAATACGATGTGAGCATTGAAGAAGTTCGTAGGATTGCTAAGCCGTTGCAACAAGAATGGGACCAACGACGTAAAGCTCGAAAAGAGTTGGATAGAATCACGAATGAAGCCAAATATAATCGTAGGGATTACGAAATTCCTAAAAGCCGCGTGCATAATTTTTGCGTAAGAATTGTCGGTATATTTCTTCTAATTTGCCTCCCTGCCGTAATAGGTAGCGTGGCGGTTGGTATTGCGCGCTGGGCATTAGGGGTTTAGATATGAAAGAGTTTGATTTTGAACATCCAGATTTCATGAGACACCAAGAAAGCGTACGGGAATGGCTAAAATCACATTATCGCCAAACTGTCACAGAGGACGAGTATGTTGCTGCCATGAAAGAATTACGCAAAAATGACAGCGGTAAACGCGTCAGGCGTAGTCGCTGTCCATCCAATTTAAGATACCACTATCGCATGCTAAACGAGAAATTTGGATTTTTCGTAGGGGAGAAATCGTAATGATGAGAATCTTAGAAAGAATAGTGCTAGTGGACATATTCTTATTAGCTATCGTTATTGGTGTTGGTGTGGCTGCCATAGTTATAGAAGCGGTTGACCACACCCATCAAACAGCTTGCTTTGATTATAAAACGCCAGAGGCGTGTGAGGGGGTCGAATGAGCAGAAACTGGCTAGAAATTGTTGAGGAGAAAAGACGTAAAAACATTCTTCGCAAGCAGCATGCTGACGCGCTAAAAAATATTTATAGCACGGAGGAATGAATATGATTGATGAAGAAACATATAAGCAACAAATGCGAGCCAAACAGGGCAAACGAAAGATTCGGCAGAAAGGTAGTAATGACGATTTCGCCTTAGCTAAGGCGACCCACATCGGTAATGGCAGATTTATGTACAAGTTTATTGAGGGTGAACGCAAGGAGCAAATACTATGGGAAGAACAAGTAGAATTTAAGTCAAAAGGAGTAAAATAAATGACAACATTTTTTATATCCCAACCAATGGATGGAAAAACTGATGAGGAGATTAAAGCCGATCGTAGAAAATGTGAAGCTTGGCTCGCTAGGGCCTTTGGATCTTTTGCTATCATTGATAGCTTTATTGCAGAGGATGCGCCAAAAGATTGTAAAAATATTCCAGCATGGTATCTAGGTGAATCTATCAAGAAACTTGCGAGAGCAGATGTATTGGTACTATGGGGCGATTGGATAGACGCAAGAGGATGCCTATTGGAACGGGAAGTGGCCATTAAATATGGGATTCCGGTTATCGAGAATGGAGGAGAAAAATGAGAGGACTATTGCCTGAAGATGCCACGATAAAGGCAGCTTTACAGCTCAGGTACAAAACGGAAACTGGGCTAGATTTAGATAAAACCAATCTTCACTTGCTACCTTACATCCAGTATGTTTTGATGAACGAGCAGATATTTGATCGAGCCAAGTTATCTAGGGAGGAAGCCAAAATTATCAAAGATTTGCGTGATGCTGGGTGCTTAGGTGTTCGTAACGGGAAGTTTCAATGCACTGATAGATTTTGGGCTTGTATGAACGAAATTCTTTACTACACCTATGTAGACAGAGGAGAAAAGTAAAAGTGCCACTATTAAATTACACAACTAAAGTTTCAACCGATAAAACCGTCGGAGAAATCCAGAAAATGTTGGCTAAAGCTGGGGCTAAGGCAATTCTATCAGAATATGATAATGACGGCGAAGTATCGGCAGTTAGTTTCAAGATGCTGGTTAATAGTGGGGAGATTGGCTTTCAACTACCGATCGCTCCAGAAAAAGTTCTATCCGTGTTGCGCAGCCAAAGAGGCGTAGAAACTCGGTATAAGACGCCAGAGCAAGCTAAACGTGTAGCGTGGCGAATTGTTAAGGATTGGGTTGAGGCTCAACTCGCTATTATCGAAACTCAGATGGTCAAACCAGAGCAAGTATTTCTACCATACGCTATTACGCAAACTGGAGAAACTTTGTATGAAACCGTCATTTCTAATAGTCATTTACTAGGAGAAAAGTATGAAAGTAATTAAAGGCAACTATAATTTCGCTAAAATCTATACGGACGAAGTAGAAGAAGCAGCCCTAGATCAAGTCAAACTGCTATGCGACCAGCCATGGACTAAGGGTTTACAAATTCGCATTATGCCTGATGTTCATGCAGGAGCAGGCTGTACCATCGGAACAACTATGGAAGTTAAAACTATATTGTGCCAAATCTAGTGGGTGTAGATATTGGCTGTGGCATGGAAGTAGCCAAACTTGAGCCACAGGATATTGACCTAGTGAAACTTGATAGGTTTATTCGTAAGAAAATCCCGTCTGGATTCGCAAAACGCATTCTACCTCATGAAAATTATGTTTCATTAGCTATCAAGCAGGTCGAGAAGCTATATAACCAAGACATCATTCTGAAGGCTGGTGGTATGAACGCAATTCTCTGCTCCGTTGGTACACTTGGTGGTGGCAATCACTTCATAGAGTTAAATAAAAACGAAACTAGCGAACTCTATATCGTTATTCATAGCGGTAGCCGTAACTTCGGCCTACAAGTAGCTAATTACTACCAAAGGATTGCTGATGAACGTCAGCCATTTGCCGACGAAGGTCTAGCATTCTTAACTGGCGATGCCACAAAAGCTTACCTCCACGACATGATGATTGCTCAAGAGTTTGCTACACTCAATCGCCACGCAATGATGTATGACATTCTCCAATACTTGGATGTTGAACCAGTAGAAACCTTTACTACTATTCACAACTATATTGATCCAGGAATGCTTATCCTGCGTAAAGGTGCTGTGTCTGCGAAGGAGGGTGAGAAGTTCATTATCCCAATCAACATGCGTGACGGTAGTCTTATTTGCGTGGGTAAAGGCAATAAAGACTGGAACTATTCTGCTCCACATGGTGCAGGTCGCCTGATGAGTCGTATGCAGGCAAAGAAGAACCTGTCTGTGGATGAGTTTAAGAAACAGATGGAGGGCATCTATACTACTTCTGCCAATATCAGCACGCTTGATGAAAGTCCGATGGCTTATAAGGGTATGGAGAATATCGTCAATAACATTGAACCTACAGCTGACATCATCGAGAATATTAAGCCGATTTATAACTTTAAGGCAGCTGAGAGAGGACGCTAAATGGACAACGAGAATAATCAGCTTTCCGACATTGATGCCGGAAAGCTAAACTTCCAACCTATACCTAAACGGTTTATGGTGTGGGATAAGGGCAACCAAAAATTTATGTATTTCATAGATGATGATGGATATGAGCGTTTTATGGTCGATATCTCTGAGCTGTATGTGTTGATAGAAGAATATGGCTATAGCTATGAGGATGTTGTAATCATCCAATCTACCAACCTCTTTGATAAAGATGGTAAGGAGATATTTGAGGGGAGTATTGTGGAATGGGGCAGTGATATAGGGGCTGTAGAGCTTTACAAGGGTAAGTGGACTTTTCATATAGTTGACGAGCCATTTGATGTTTACCATGAACTGTTCCCAAATGCCGATATGGTCAAGGTTGTTGGCCACATCCTCTCAAACCCAGAATTATTAAGGAGGAATAATCATGACGATAACTAGAGACCGGGACGGCGAGAAGTTGGAGCAATTCGACGTATGCCGTAATATCTACCAAGACGGGAGCATACAGTTCTATTACTACATCGGTTCGACAGAAATGGTAGAGTTCCGTGGCAAAGTGATGGCACTATTCTCTAACGTCAATAGCGGTCGCGTCCACACCTACGAGCGGCGCAATGGCCAGGTGCAGGCAATGGAAAAAATACCAGACTTGAGTGGTCTCACCGCCGAAGCCCAAAAACGAGTCAAGGAAGAAATAGTAAAGTTTGAAGACTAATTATTTGTGCTAAGAGGATGGAGGAAAAGATGATGCCTAAGATTTTAGTAATCCCCGACATCCATCTCAAATACGAGATGTTTGACCGAGCAGAAAAGATTTTAGAGGATGGCAAAGCAGACTTTGCTATACAACTAGGTGATATGTTTGATGACTGGGATATGCAGTTTGCAACTGCATATTATCAGAGAACAGCAGAACGCGCCATAGAGTTCCAGAAGAAGTTCCCGAAGACGCTTTGGTGTATGGGAAATCATGACCTTGGCTACTATAAGCCAGAATATGGCAGGCGAGAAACTGGACATAGTAAGATTATGGAACAGGAGATGGAAAAACTGCTACAAGAAATGCGAGGCAGCGGAATTCACCAAAAGATAGTCCATGCCGTGAATACCGTCGTTTTCAGCCACGCTGGAATAACAGAAAGCTGGATTGATCGACAAAAACGACTTATAACTTATCCCGCTGATGGTTGGGTTGGAGTCGGGGATATGTTGCGACTGGCAAATAATGCTGCGCTCGATGAACTTTGGCTGGAGAATTCCCCTATTTGGGCGCGACCACAAAATGAACAGCTCAAACTATGGTGGCCAGAACGGTATATGCAGGTAGTCGGGCATACCCCAGTAAAAGGTATTACTTTTGATAATAATCTATTATCTACTGACGTTTTTTCTACATACTCCTACGGCGCGCCGATCGGAGATTGTAGGTTTGCGGTAGTTGATACGGGGAAGCAAGAATGGAGCTGCATTGATGAAGATATATAAAGCAAATAGTAAAGAAGCTGCCGACCTATTGATTGATAAACTTTCTACTAAAGACGGCGTTCCATTCGTAATGGGCTTTGATTACTGGATAAATTCCCAGCTTAGTGTCGCCAAGTATTACGGAGGACTGACCTATAATAATGTTCATTATCAAATTGACTGGGATACTGGTGATTTGGTTCGCAGTGATTGCTATGATCTTTATGTGAAATTTTACAAAAATGATAGACCGAAGCTGGAGGAGAAATATGCGTAAATTTACGGCAAGGACGCGACTACGTGGGTTCACGACATACTATCAAGCAGAGTGGATGATATTTGATGACGGCAAAGGGCGCGTTAAGTTTATTGAAGGTCCGCTCACTGGTAAATACACACTCGACGAAGTCGTGATCGCCAAAGATGAAGAGTGGAAATTGAAGGAGGAAAACGATGGCTAAGCCAGAAGAAATTCTACAGGAGAAAGTCGCTAATTATTTAGTCCAAAACTACCCAGATGTATTATTTCATTCGGACTATGGATCTGGAGCTAAACTAACGAAAGGTCAATCGGCAAAGCAAAAGAGACTTAACGGTGGACGGAAGTCATGGCCAGATTTAGTAATTGCTCAGCCTCGTGCTGGAAGTATTGAATTTGGCCCTTTCAAGGCAGAAATGGACGAGAGAGGGCGAGTCCATTGCCTATCCCAGCAGGTTAATTTACCACCTCAAATATTTTGTGGCCTGTACCTTGAACTTAAAAAGGAGGAAGAAAGGCTACATCCTGGACCTCGTTCTCGCCCTTGCAACCGCTTTAAGTCAATAGATGGCGCAGAATACAGAACTAGGCATTTTATGGAGCAAGCGGACGTATTAGAAAAGTTACGTCAACGTGGTTATTTCGCCGCATTTGCCGTCGGCTACGACGAAGCAATTAGTATGATTACTACCTATCTTGGCGAGCCACAAAAACAAAAGATTGAGTTTTAATTTAAGGAGGAAAATGGACGCATCATCTTTTATTACTGGAGCATTGGTTGGAGCCTTCGCTATGCTTGGTATCTTGGTATGGCTAGCATATAAGTTTGACGGCAAGCAGTAAGTAGATTATGGTATAATTTACTTAATATCAATGATGGCTAGCTATTTTGGCTAGTCATTTTTTCAAGGAGAAACGAAATGGCATTACAGCAGTCTATTACTAACGAAAAAGGTGCTACAACCACATACCATCGCATCGTAAAGGCAAAATTGGACTTTACAACCAAAGAGGCGACTTTGACTGTGTTTTCATACGCTACTGAATCTCTAAGGCAAGCCGAAAAGGAAGATTCGTCTAAGTTGGTAGACCGCGACAAGCTTGTTGAGCGACTAGATGAATTGGTATCTAATCCAACGGAGGAAAATGAGCAAGAGCGCATAGAACTCTCCGATAAGCTCAATTCTCTTGCGCCCACCGCAGAATCTGCTTCTTTGCATCTTTTAGAGACTGAGTACATTTTGCCTCTTCTTAATGGTGATTTTTCAATTAAAGACGCTTACAAATGGCTCAAAGAAAATGTTTTTATTGAAGCTATGGATGTTTAGGCGGTAACATTGACCGTCGAACAAATTCCATCACATAGTCACGGAACATGGGCTTCATACTCGAATACATCTAGTAATAATAAGATAAACCTTGGTAGCACCTATTGGCTAGGGACATCGGATAATACTGCTGCCACTGGTGGAGGAAAATCGCATAGTAACGTTCAGCCATACAAAGTTCTTTATATGTGGCAAAGAACGGTCTAAACGGTACGTTTCCACATATAGAGAACCTGGTACGGTGGCAAGTTATTATGTGCACGCCCACCTCCTGTTGCTGTTGTTTCATTATTATAGGAAGTTGTATCGTTTTGATCTCTAGTTAGGATTGAAAACCACTGATCTCCGCCGCGTTGTCCGCGGGGAGTCGCTACGTGTCCACTTAGGTGTTTATGTGGCGGTATTTGCGCCGTAGTCAATGTTACCGCCTTATCACCACCAGTCTTATTTACGGCATTAAATTCAGCCTCTGAAGCGCTATACCCTACCGGCACTCTTCCAGCGCCCCATGTTACCCATGTACCACCGTAAATTTCTGCAACCTTTGCTGCAGTGTCCAGAGTTGTAGACATGATAACCTGACCAACATGCGTAGGCATAAGGGGTTGATTCTTAGCATAAATTGCCGTCTTGACTGACAAGTTATTCGCGGTGACGTCACCAGTCAATTCCGCTGCTGTACCATAGATTTTGCCAGCTACTTCTAGCTGCCCGTTATTTCCCTTTAGCAAAGACTTCTCTGGTCGTTTGCCGACAGACACGCGCCCATCATCTCCAATAAAGAACTTTGGAATCCCCATTGATAGCACAAGACTAACTGTGGTAGTTGTGAACTCATCTGTTGCGCTGACCTCAATATCCCACTGTGAGCTGTTATCAAACGTCTTTACTAAGTTACTGGTCTCCCAAGCACCTTCTTTTATTACGACGGGTCGCACCTCCCAACTACTCCACTCACTACTAGAAGATTTCTTATAGCGGTATTTGACCACAAGGGAGTTTTTCGTAACACCATCAATAACAACAGGTGCGTAAGTACCTTTGATGGCGAGTGTAGAACTTGCCTCAAAGCCATTCTCGCGGGTAATATTGGCGGCAATCGTAGGCTCACTCCACGGATATACCATCACATCTTTAGCTACCTGCGTAGCGGATTGAAGCGCGTCGACCGCTAAAACAGCAAGCACTAGCGTCGAAGTTTGAGTTGGCGCCAACAAGGTTTTGCTCACATCCTCCGTATCCGAATAATCCATGAAGTAATTCTGACCACTAAATGCGATGTTGTAGCCAGACATAGCAGTATTTTGATTGCCAGTGGCTTTTTCTTCTATGGGAATCGTAACGATTGGTATAGATTGGCGTTCGATAAATACTTGATCACTACCAGTAAGCGCAGTAACTTTAGCATTATCGTCTCGAAACGCGAAATCTTTGAAGTTTGGTGCAGCATGTGTGCTCAATGTGCTGAAAGTCAAAGATTTAGTGGACGAATCGCCAGCCGAAGTCGTTAATTTAGCTTGTACTATAATGCTTTTACTGGAAGGTAAATTGGGGATTGTAAATGACCCAGAGGTTGCGCTGGCAGTACCTGCGTCAATCCAGTTACTGTAGCTACTTCCGTTATCAATCGAGTACCGGTATTTTAGGGTGCGTGTTAATGCTCCGCCATCAGACTGTCTCAACCAACCAATTGTCGCTTTGACCGTATTGTATGTACTATATACCTGCGAGCTTAGTCTTAATGTTGATAGTGGTGGGCACGGGGTTGTGAATGTCGGCCCCTGAAATCGAGAATCTAATGCACCATTGGACGCGTAAACGCCTGTATGGTAAGTCTTATTACCGATTATCGTAAAACTGTCGCCAAACATGGTCGAACTATTTGTCACGGTAGTCGTTGCGCCGCTTGCAAGACCAGAATTCTGCCGTGCTGGCACGCCAGCAGTATAGGCTTTTTCTAAGATTTTGAGTTCAAGGTTTTTATTGGTATTTGGTGTACCAAATGAAGCTACGCCTACTTTGGCAGTTACGGAGTTATAAGTTTTGCTTATCACATTGACGTATCCGCCTGATGGTGCGACGTACCCAGCTGGCACACTAAACCCAGTCGAACCAGACCCGTTGAGATTTGTTGAGGCTGCGCCGCTAGTGGCCCAAGAGATTGTAATGCTGCGAGCTGAACCGCTGAAGGTCTTGCTAGCCGTTAGAATTGGACCTTGCCAAACATTTTGCTGTCCGCCAGCGACTGTTACAGCACCAGAACCTGATGTGGTTGTTCCATCAATAGTGATAGATCGGCTAACATTACTATCGTAGGTCGATCCACTATAGTTATTGGTACGCCGCATGTAGAGCTTGGCGGTAACGGTAACGTTTCCACCACTTTTGCTCGTAATGATCTCTAAACCACCCTGGATATACGAGTTGGCGGTATTTGCAATTGCATAATCAACTGACATATTTCTCCTTATTCTTAATCCGTTGGAACGAAAGCCCAGCCGTCTCTTTGAGGTACGATTTTAATTGGCGGCATACTAATCTCCCTAGTAGCATTAATTTCCGGGGTTACAAGACCGCCGTTTGTGAGTGAACTAATAATGTTGCTGCCATCTTTCGTATAGAGCCCCTGCGAAGTAAGTTGGCTACTAGTATCATCGGTAGTCGTAGAGCTGACCTTAACGCCCTGAATGTCGACTTGCGTCTGGGTATTAGCCAGCTCACCATTCGCCTGAGTCCACTGCGAACGATAATCACCAACTGCCAGCATCATATCGGTCACGCTAAGCTCAGATTCATCACTGCCAAACACAGTGATGACAAGTACGGAGCTTTTTGGCAAAATCTTCTCTATTGTGTACTCGTTGTAAATCGGGGCTTCGCCGTTGGGAACTTCAATCTTCCAATCGCTATAACCATCCGTGATGATGATTGAACCCTCGCCAGCAGCAGTTTTGCAAATCCGGCACGAGAACGTATAATAGGTTTTGTTATCTTCAGCAATATCTGCCGAGTCAGCCTTAACACTCACAGTTTGAGCTATCGATTTATTTTTAAGTCGAATAACCTGTCCTGACAATGAACCAAAACTTGCCGCTTCGGCGGACGGTAAGACCTCAATTTTGCCGTCGTCAGATAATGTCCAAAACGTGTATGACCCGTCCGCGTCCTTAAAGTAAAAGGCGGAGTTTCTAATGAGATTGTTGCCTCCTGAGCTTTGCACGGAGGTGATGACTGAGGAGATGTTTTGGTTGATCTGAGTAAAATTATTATTTACTTCGCCCTCAAAGATCTGTTGCTCTTCAACAATAGAGTCAATCCTTTGGTTTTGCTTATCAACTTTAATTTCGGTATTGTAGAGCGTCTTAGTGATGCCGCCAGCTAAAGCATAGTTAGTTTGAGTTTCGTCTGGCGTAACCGCTTTAATGACTTCCTTAATACCGCCTCCACTAAAAACTAATTTTATTTCCGTAATTACGGATTCCCAATCATTTTCTCCATCAGTAACTAGGATACGATCCCCAAATTCGTACCATCCGTGCCCTTCGGTGGTTGCATCGATAGGAGTAAAGGCAAAATTTTTAACGGTATCTAGAATCGCTGGAGCGAGGCGTTCGCGGGCGTCATCCAATATCTCATTGTTGGCAAGCTTCAGTTCCGTGAGTCCGTTGTTCGCTATACTTTCATCATCCGACAAGACAATATTGTCTTCTTGCGGCGTGCGCGCGAGAACAACAGAATTTATTGGGCCATAAAGCGGCAATCTTTTGATGTCCAATAAATTATCATAGGAGAGGACATCGATAGCTTTAGTAATTGGAGGCTTAATGAACTCCAACTTATCATCGTGCATACGACACGTCGTACCTGTTGCGCCAGCAATTTCCGCTAGAATATTGCGGTAGTTGGTTTCAGAAATCTTTTCGTACAAATCCTCCTCGATAAGGTAATCATAATTTGCCAGAGTTGACATATCGGTTCCCAATTCAACACCAATTCGTTTTGCTACCTGTTCAGCTAATGACCCAACAGTGCACTTCCACTCAATGTCGCTAACTACATATGGTAAGTCGGCTGCCGCGCCTATCATGTCGTAACCTCTACAGGTTGTTGTGCCCGTTTTTAGGTCAACTTCTTGTTCGTTAATTCTAAAAATACCATAGTCTATCTCGTTCCACTCGCTCGGATTGGTGCTTATTTGCGCCTGTAAGGTGGGTCTAATGTCGGAGTCAACTAAGTTTACGTCTGTGCCGATTAACCGTATCACAATTGCTTTGGCGGCAGTAGAGAATAAGCTGCCAATTGTCTCAATTTCCACTGATACTAACGAATCGCTTGCCCGAAATACTCGATGATCACCATTCACCTCAGTTAGATACATGCCAATCATCTTAACGGGCCGGCGCATAGCTGTCTTGAATCGTTCACTAGCGTTAATCATCTAGCTTCTCCTCGATATTGGGATCAGGCTAACAGAAAAGCCTTTGAATAAGCCTCGTCTTTTATCAAGCAGCTCCAAGCTATAATCATTACGATAATATTGCGCCGTAATCTCTTGCCCAGTTCCGAGATGGTAGTAGGTGACATCGAAAAATGGCTGCGCAAGCTGATTATATATCTGTGTAATTTCTGTTTGAGTCAATCCATCTATAAACTCCAGCTCAATTTTAGGATACTCGCCCAAATAGGACGCACGTACGTCGCCATTCATATTACGCTCGGCATCTTTCCATAGCAGGTTAGAACCAATTCGGTACGCTTTTAATCCAATAACTTTTTGCCCGTTGATTTTTAATAAGTCGCCGTCAATTTTCATCTCAGAGTTTTCCCTGCGCTTTCAGTCGCTCAACTTTCTCATGAATATATGAGTTGCCACCAAGCTCTGGGCTAGTATATCTACCGTACACTTCGTAAAAGCGCTCCAATTCTATTTCATCAATAGCTTGCCCTTGTTCAACGTCTGCCAGAAAACGCACTAGGAAGTTTTTGCACGAACCAAGCTCATTCGCCTTGACCGCGTCTTTTAAGTTGCTTATTTCTGAAGTCATCGGCGTCATTTCTGAAGAGATCGCAGTTTTAACGATTTCACTGATTTCATTGTGTCGATTTCGTTTGAAGATTTTATGAACCTTAATGCCGAGACCTACGATTACGCTTAAAACACCTATGGCGCCAGCTACCCAGACAATAATCTCCCAGACCTGTCCTAACGTGACTTTATCCATGCACTATTTCCTATGTTCAATAATGTCACCAGCATACAATCCCACGCCAGTTGACGAATGCCAGCCATCATATACAGATTGACCGGGTTTGATCTTAGTAGAGAACCATGTACGAGCATAAGCGTCCATAGCCTCACCATAAACTGCCTTACCTTCACAACGAGCCATAATCTTTCCCATAGTGTCACCAGAAACTACTTTGAGCTTTGAACAGTCAGTAGCAGTATTTGTAGGCGTACTATCAGGCGTTGTAGGAGCTTGTACGGCTGTTTCTGGCTCATAATTACCTGGCACGACCCATACCCAACCGTCAATGTTCATGTTGTGCGTAGCAACGGTAAGCGGAGCATAGTTCGCATCCTCAACCATTGCTGTATTTTCTCCGGTGGAATACAAATAGAGTGCCGTATGACCATAGGTAGTATTAAACCCTCCTGATCCAATCGCACCCTTTACTGGCTGATCGATATACTTAAACCCATAGTTCTTCACGAGCCAAGCAGCGATATCTTTACCGTTGACTGGCCCGTAGTCGAGATGAGCTGTTGAGTAAACGCTCTTGCCTGTTGCAAGATATGCTGTGTAGCGTGAGCATTGATACGGTGAGGCACCCGGGGCTAGCCTACGTGAGAGAATGTCGTCAATCGTGACATAGAATCCTTGTCCAGTAGCTTCCTCGTCATTCTCGGCAATAGTCTGCTCATCGGTCGGAGCATCTTGGTTCATTAAGCGAGCAAGCGCAGCCTGTGAGTCTTCAATAAAATCAAGCGTAGATTGATCAATTTTGGCGTTCTTCCCATCAAGTGTAATGCTCCCATCTTCTGACGGCGTGCCAATAGCTAAAAATACGCCACATACGCCTACGAATGCTAGAAAAATAAGGAAGGCAATATTATTACCGAGATTTTTCTTTAACTTATTTATCATCGTTTTTCTCCTTGTCTGCACTATTCTTTTGTCCAGTAACACCCAAGAAGTAGATGTTGATACCGCCGGAGAACAATAAGGCAGTTTGAGTTAGTTGTTCAGCAACGCTCTCGAAGCCCCAAGTACTGCCAAGTCCTTGGATAATGAATGCAGCAAACGATAAAATACCAACTGCCATTGATAGTTGGCGAGTGGTTTTCTTTTTGAAGGTCATAAATGAAACTCCTTTCGTAAAATAAAAACGACCAGTAAAAACTGGTCGCAATAAAAATACGGCTAGATTAAACTGCCGTCATTGATATGTCCTAATTATAGCATAAACGCATAAAAGAAAAAGGTAGGTTATCTGGTGTTCAGAGGGTTACTAAACTGAACTGATAACCATAAATACATTATATCATAATCAATGGTACATGGGTAACATGGGGCGCTGGAAGAGTGCCGGTAGGGTATAGCGCTTCAGAGGCTGAATTTAATGCCGTAAATAAGACTGGTGGTGATAAGTCTGTAACATTGACCATTGAGCAGGTACCCCAGCACAATCATTCTCTACCTATACCATTTGAGTGGGGAGGAGGAAGCGGCTCTATGACGCATACGACTGGATGGAATTACCCCGGTGCTGCGACCAGAACCGGAGATACGGGCGGAGGACAAGCTCATTCCAATCTGCAGCCATATGTAACTTGCTATATGTGGCGAAGGACAGTTTAAGCTGTGCGACGCCAGAAATAACATGTGGTATAGGGCTGAATATTGGAGTGCGCATTACCACTACCCGTATTGTATGTTTCACCCACGATAGGGATATCGTTAAATTGTGTGTTTGATCCCCATACATATGCTGAGGGCGCGAGCCAGTTGCCAGAGCCAGTTCCAGTTGCCGTCCAGGCATTTTTGAACCTTAAATTTTTCACGCCGTGACTATGTGACGGCATCTGAGCTACACTCAATGTTACAGACTTAATATCGACGTGATATAATAAGAGTGTTCCAAAATTATTTTATCAATCACGAGCTTCGGTTGCCATAACCGGCATTCACGAGTTATAGACTGAAGTTTTTGGTTTATAGAATAGTTTTGGAACAACTACGTGAGTGCCGTTTTTGGTCTACTAGTAACACGATAAATAACAACTTACCACAAAAGGATAAGAATGCATAAAAATAAGAAACTCACCTATATATTGCTAGGTGTAATAGCAGTTGGCGTATTAGCCGTAAGCGCAATTTTTTTAATAAACCATACCTCGAGCCAACCCGAGAAAGAACCTTTGACAACCGAAGGTCTTATAGACCAGTCAAAACGTAACCATCAAGAATCAGTAGCACAGCAATTATACCTCACTGCCAAGCTTCAATATATTGATAAAGGTTATTTCCCAGAGAAGCTAGAGAATCTTACGGAAGACATTGAGTCCGTAAAGGAAACTCTCCCAAACCTAAACTATACACGCTATGGTAGTAGAGGGTTTGTGATAACTTATACCAACCTTGACGGGAAAGAGGAAAGGCTTACTTATACAGTTGAAGAGGATTAGACTTTTATAATGCTATGATTTTTCAGTTGAGAGACCCTGTTGATTGAATCTGCCATGTTTTGCGCAAAATTTAGTGAGACAGGTATATCTTTGCCGTCGATTTGCAAAGTTGCAGAAAGCTCGATTGGTTGTTTTTGAACTTTTAACTCATCTTTAATCTGATGTTGAATCCGGCTATTAACCTCTGGTAAGTTTATACTTGTTCCAAGGCTATCAATACTTAAACTGGAGATTATATTAGGAATGTTAGTTACGGCATCGCTGAAACTATCTTGTATAGAGCTACCTATGCCCGACATCATCTTATTAAGCGAGTTTTCTTCGCTTTCAAGTCCTACGCCAACACCTTGCATGATATACGAGCCCATTTGAGCCATGACTTTTGATGGCGAATGAATATCAAATTGCTTCTTGAAGACACCAAGCATAGAACTACCAATGCTACCAATAGTAGAGCCCAGCCAACCCTGCTTGCTCTTTACGCCTTGCCCAATACCTTCCCCTACATTCTCGCCAGCCTTAACCCCCTCGGATCTCATTGTATTGGCGAGGCTGCCTGTAGAGTTTTTCAAATTGTTGATATTTCTATCCGCATCTTGCCACATTGCCCTCCATGCTTTGGCATTGTCATCTTGACCACGAGCAAGTTGGTCACCGAAGAAATTAACGAGATTTTCTACATCTTCTCCAATTACCTTGACCTGTTCTCCATTAGCGTTAGTATACTCATATCCCTGTTGTGTGAGCTCAATCATTTTTTGTTTCAGTTCGTCGTATTTGCCAGCTTGAAGTAATGTCGCTAATTCGACTTTCTTAAGTTCGGCGACTTCTCCGCGACGTTGTTCATCTAAAGCCTCACCAGTTCCAATAAGCTCATCTTGGGTATCTTTTACTTTTCTTGTTACCTCATCAAGTTTAGTTTCACCTTGCTCTAATTTTAGAACCGCCTCAGCTAGTTCGCGGTCTTTCTCTGTAAGATTTCCGCTGGCTATATCCAAGTTATTGACATAGACACGAGCTTGGTCTAGCGTCATTCCATATTTTTCCGAAATCTCATTAGCAATCGAGGTTAGCTCGATGACCCGATTTTGGGATTCCAAAAGAGACAAATTGGTTTCATTGAGGGTTTTAGTAATTTCATCCAATCGCTCTTTTAGCGCTACTTGGCGCTCAATAGTTTCGTTATGATGCGCTTGAGCCTCAGAAATCAGCTTTGTCGTATCCATATATTGGCGTTCCGCCAAGTCCGCTTCCATGGTCTTGAGCTTAATAAGTTCCATAGCTGTTTGGATTGCCAACACTACAGCCACTACCGCTTCCATGATTATTAAGCCAGCGCCAAGTGAAGAAATAAACATTTGAGACCCAGCAGCTGCTCCAGTAAAACCATTAGCTGCATTAGCAAGAGGAGCACCAAGCGCAGAGATTTTACCAACAACACTGCCGACGCCATCTTTGAGAGAGTTTATAATGCCCGACCCAGTAGCACCAGCTTTATTAAATAAATCCCAGCCACCAGTTGTCTTAGACAATACTCCTAGAAATCCACTCATCGCGATACTGCCACCAGTGATAGCATTAATTAGACCAGTAAAGAAGCCGGCAACGAGATTGAGTCCAATCAAAGTAATAAAGCCTTTGACGATTAAAGATATAGTTTCAACTGCAGCACTGTTGTTGGCGATACCTCGCAAGGCATTACCAACTCCATTTAGAACATTAACAATGACCCCGCCAGTGAATTGGGCGATTGGTACAAGAAAAGCGTCAATGAATGGCATCAGGAACGTATCCCACACGTTTCCGATTATTTCACCAAGTAGCCTAATACCACCACCAATAGCGTTCAAAGTTGCTGGCAGCAAACTCTCCCCAGACCATTGTATAAATGGTCTTAAGTATTTCTGCCACACATCTTTAATAATTTTTCCAGCATTGCCGAAAAACTTCTTCACGTCATCATAAAATTGCTTGAGTGATTTACCTATCTTTTTGAAATCCCATTCGCCAAAAAGATCCTTAAAGGCTTTCTTAATCTTCACCACCAGTGCATCGATTTTGTCGGTAGCGACCTCCATGGCAGATGTATCCCACGCATAATCACCTATAGCCGCATTACCGCCAGCTCCAGAACCACCACTGCCAGACCCGCCACCACCACTGGTATCCTGCTGACTAAGGACGTTCATTTCATCAAAGCCAGCAAGCTGACCTTTGAGCTTTTTCGCAGCCTTACTAGCATCATTCAGACCGCTAGCCACGCCTGCTGCTCCAGACGAAATATTATCAACATTAGTAGCAGCGCTACCAGTTTCTTTTACTAGTCCAGATGTAGACCCAGACCCACCGAATAATGCACCAATCCAAGCTACAGCCTCTTTAACGATTTTTACAAAAGCAGCAACATAGCTGAACGCTGTTCCTATAGCCTTAGATAAGCCATTGAAGAATCCAGCGATATTGGATTGACCTAGTACGTCCAAAACTTGCGTTATGCCACGCGTTATAGCTGTTTTAAGGTTAGTTATACTAGTCGCCACACCACCAGTAGCATTGCGAGCTTGTGTGGCGAAATTAGCAAACCCAGCAACGCCCTCTTTATTAAGCTTCATGATAGTAAACATGAAATCATTCATATTCACCTCGCCAGACTGAAGTGCATTGTATAAATCTCCGCCAACAGCAGTAGACGTATATCCCATAGCTGTCGCGATCTGCTTGAGCTGAGCTGGCATTGCCGTCAGAAATGCACGCCACTCCATGACATCAGGCTTACCTTTGGAGTAGGCTTGCATCATCTGCTCAAGCGCGGTATTTTGAGTTTCAATAGCTGCGCCACCAGCCAGAATAGCGTTATTAAGCGCTAGATACATATCTGTTGAGGCGGCAATATTACCATTTGTGGCAACTAGACGTTGTGTTGCCGAAGCAGCATCATCAAGCTTAGTGGGCAAACCAGTGATACCGTCATCAAGGATTTTTAATGATTTATTAGAGTCTTGAGCAGCAATGCCAAGATTCGACATTACTCGGGTATAGTTGTTGAGCGTGTCTAAACGTCTGACAGCGCCATCCATATGCTGGTTAATGGACTGGAACGCTTTTGAAATTATATTACCAAGAGTATTCCCAACAGCAGTTCCTATTACAACCATGCCGGTCGATAGAGTTTTCGTAGCTTTCTCTGTACTTTTGCTAAAATCAGAGATCTTTCGTTCAGCCTTACCGACTTCAGACGTCAACTTGCTAGAATCAGCACTAATCCTTACGCTTAACTCGTCAATTGTTGCCATTATCAACCTTTCACATTGTTAGCAAGGCTGCAGATGTAGGCATCTAAGCTTTCATCTGATGTAAAACCGGAACTCTTATTACTGATGTCCGTGCTCAAAATTGGCTTTTCTGGGTATTTTTGTGGATCGTTGACTCCAACTGCGATGTAAGTTCTCAGAACGTGATTAAGTCTATCCTGCAAGTTCATCTCGTCCCGCATGCGCTCAGAGTAACCGTCAATGCAATCATAGAAGTCGCCAATAGTTAATTCCCAAAATTCGGATAAGTGTAACCCTATCCGAAATGCTAATTTTTGGTTACTTCGCCAGAATTCTGTAAAAGTTTTCTGACATTTTCCGTGTTTTTCTTCATTTCTTTCTTCAAGTCTGCCAACGCTAGCTTCGCCTCTTGAGTAATCTCTTTCCCTAAAAAACCAGCGGAGATAATCCCCTCTAGGATAATCGTTAGAGCATTATCATAACCTTTCGCAAAGGCTGCATCAAAGTCTGATTCATTTCCGCCACCTGCCTCAAACAAGAATAGCAAGTCGCTCATGGATGGGTCATCGAGTGTCGTAAGCACTTTATTAAAGTTTATTCCATATGTGCGCTCTGTTTTGGCAATGTTCGAGGCTTTATAGTCGAGTTTCATAAATAATTCCTTAATTAAGTTTTGCTTAGTAGTGGTTACGAGGCGACCACTGGCGCCGCTTTCTAGGCTGCTGGCTCATTCTCTGGGTTAAATTCGACACTACCAGAAACACGCAAGGTCATGCCGAACGTATCAAGCCCATCGGTTGTTTTTTCACCATATTTGAACGAACCAATAAAGGCGTTATAGCGTGCAATATTGCCTGCTGGAGTTTTGATGGTCCACTGACGAACAGCCTGAGAGTCAAAAATCGCGCGAAGTTTAGCTAACTGTGTAGCATCAGTTACATTGCCAGCAATTTCCTGAGATCCCCAGTCGACCGCACCAGAGATATACTCTTTAGCACCGTTAGGACTATCGAGCGTAGTAACGTCAATTTCTTCGCGCTCGCCAGAAAGCTCACCAATAGATGTGAGGCTTTTAATTACGAGATCCTCAGTTTCGTCACCAGTCTTGGTGATAGTAAGGGTTGTACCCATAGTTTTTGAACCTGCCATATTTTCTCCTTTTAGAAATTAGCAGTGCGTTCATTCAACATGAACGGTAATAAAACGACAGTTAATGTGAAACAGGCAGCCTTTTGGCTGTGACACATCTGCCGAATAGGTCATCTGATAGCCGTCTAACCTCATCACTTCCTCTACTTCAGATAGAACTTGCGAAGCCGTTATGCTATCATCTGCCCATATATCAACTACGACGTTAATATCTTGGCTAGCAATCTCGTTGCTGAGGTCAAGATTAACGCTGTTGTTATCAACTCGAAATGTGATCGCGGGAATTTCGTTGCCAGAGAAGGAAGCCTGCGCTCCTTGATGGCAGTAATAACCAAGACTGGAAAGCGTTTTTTGAAGCTGAACTTTTGGCGTAAACATCCTATTTACCTCCCGTTACGCCACTAATCGTGGCTGCAGCAATTAACTTATTGATACGGTTTCTGTTTGAAAGTAATGCCGGCACCAAGAATGGTTGAGCAACTTGTCCTGGCCATTCTGGATCATAGAACAGAGTTAAATTTGCCTGCTTCTCATATGGATAACTACCATCACCGCGAACCCCAGTGCCAAATTCAACAAACGGCGCATGCTCCATCGAGGTATAAACTATACCTACAACTCTGCGTTCACTCTCTTCAATACGCATATGAATAGAGTTGCGCAACCCGCCCGTTTTAACAGAACACCCAGCCCTCGCAGCCCCCTCTACTAGGGCAGTTGCCTGAGAAACTGCAAAACGTGTTGCTTTTTGGCTCTTCATATTTCCAAGTTTGCGTTGCAAGTTCTTGATGCCGGAAATAGTAATCGTTACATTTGCCATATTTTACCTTCTAGCCTCATATGCGAATCAGTTATAACTCGACTACTTACAACATATTTGGAGCCTTGATACTGCAGCAAGTCTCCAACCTCTACGACAATGTCCGTAGGACATGTAATGACTATATCAATATCTTTCACGATCCCTTTTTCCTGCTGACTTTCGTCATAAGAAACGAACCTCACATTTCCTGTAAAAGTGCTCTTTATAGCGGTTCCAGTTTTAACTAGACCGCCTTCAGCGTCATATGCTTCCTGCTTCTCCAATACGGTAACTTCCTTGTCGTAAAATGCCTTAGAAATTGTCTGTTTAGCTGAGCTAGGAAACAACATGAGCCCTCCGATATGGTTTTAGTAGTTCAACGCAGCCGTTAAATAGCTCACCATCACTGGCGGTGGCTAGATAGTTTCTCGCACTATCACCATATGAGATAGACTGACCGTTGTCGCTGATACTTTTGATAGTAGTGTCCACATCAGTACCAGAGATATTGGTCTTAGTTTGGGTAAATATACCACTGACGATCCGTGCTCCAATCCTGACTAGCCTCTTATCAAACTCAAATATGTCTTCTTCGTTCGGGCGTAGGTTTAGATAGATTGAAAGACGATCTGCCACCTCCTCGCAAACATACTTGAGGAGGTCGGCATCATTGGTGCTATCTTGATTGATAATGCCAACTTTTTCAGCCATAGCTTCTATGAAATCGTCGTAATTCAGCATATTTACCCTTCAACTACTCTGAGCCCTTGTTCCCCTCATTCTCGCCGTCACCATCTTTTTCTGGCTCATTTTTGCCTTCGTCATTACCATCATTGTCAGTTTCATCTGACGTTTTTGGCTTATCATTGGGCTTAGTGTTTAGCATTTCTAGAATGCTGACAATTCCTTGTGGATGGACTAGAAGCTCTTTAGCTCTAACTTCATCTACGGTAAGAGTCTTGCCAACCTTATGAACTTTGTTGGTGTTCTTATCGCGAAACTCGCGTTCTACCTTCAGTTTATATTTCATAAGTTGAGTCCTTTCTTGTTAGTTAAGCTACAATTTCGCTGGCACCAGCATTTTCGATCTTAAAGATCAAGTCTGGAGTAATAGCTTTGGTACCGTAGCTGTAGAATAGGTCAATCGAAATATCATTTGATTGAGGGATACGATCGGCGTCATACTCATCGATTGCCACTGGTTGCGCAACAGAACCCCTAGCTTGAATAAGCAGATCGGCTGTCTGGCGTACGTTGCTATGGATTTCTACACCGTGGAACATACCAATACTTTCATTACCAGCGCCACCATCAACTTGGTCGATGTATTTACGCAACTTGCCGTATGCACTTGGAGTGGCAGTAATGACGAGCATACTACGGTCAACTCCGTCCACGTACTCATTTTTGACGGTCTCTGCCTTCTGAATTAGTGCTTCTACAACCTCAACAATGTCAGTTTCGCTCGTAGTAACAGCCGTAGCTGCTCCCTCGGCAGTCTCAAAGAACGCACGATCAAGTTCAGCAATGGCTCGGCTAGCGTGGTTTTTTGTCCGACGATCAATGATATCAGATATGCCGAACATACGCACATCTTTATTGGCAACTTCCTCAATAATCTCTTTGTCTTGATCAATATTAATGGTGACTTTTCCGTTCTTGATCTTGTCACCTTTAGAGTTGCCGCGGGCAGTGCCATAGTCGTTGCTCGTTGCGTTCTGGAAGCGGTTAATTTCTACTGAGCCAGAGGTAGGATCACCAGAATATTCAGTATTCTTAAGAATTGACGAGAGAGCATTCTTTTGGATGTTTTCGATAAGTTTACCACCAGCTTCAGCCAGCTTATCTTTTGCCTCTTTAGTGTCGAGGATGGACAACGTATCTTGTCGTGCCATTTTGTAGTCCTTTCGGATTAAAATGCGCTAGTGCCATTTTTGGAGTAAACACCACTTGGCGTAGCGACTTTGCCGGAATTATTACCGGATGAGCGGTCTTTAGGGTTTGAGCCGTTGAGCTTTAATTGTTCTTCAACAGCGTGTTTGACAGCTTCCTCCCAGACCTTTGCAAGCTTGTCAATATTCTCAGACATTTTGTCCGCGTCGGTATTGACAATATATTCAACAAACTCAGCAGGAACATTCTTCTCTGCTAAGATGAGCGATGCTTCAGCCCGACGCTCACGTAAAGTAACCTCTTGCTCGCGTTTAGCGATTTCTGCCTCTTTAGCCTTTTGAGCTTCAGACGCGCGCTGTTCGTCGGTCAGTTTAGCTTTACGCTCTTGTTCGGCGATAGCATCTGCTACTGCTTTGTTAAGCTTCTCTTCAGATTTGGCATTGGCTTCATTAATACGCTTGCGTACAATTTCGTTTACCTCATCTTGCGAAAAAGTTTTACTACCCTGACTATCACCCTTATCAGCACTTCCGTCAGGTTGGTTTGCTGGGTTATTGTTGGTAGAATTTGGATCGTCTCCATCCATTTTCTTATCCTTCCTTTTACGCCTCTCGGCTTAAATTACAAACCAACGAAAAAGCGACCCGAAGGTCGCTAAAGAAATTCAATAATCAACCTAACAGGTCGTCATTGATCTTAAATTGATTATATCATAAGGATTATTTTTAGCAATAACTTCATGCACTATAGAACTACTAATAGAGTAGGTTGTCATCTTCGTCGCTATAATATTCGTTATAGCTAGCAACGACTTCCGGGATTTTCTTTCCAGCTTCGGTTAGACAAGTAATGCCAGCTTCATCATCAAAATAATACCATTCACTATTCTTCATAAATAATGGCATTAATATATCAGAAAACATTATTTCAGCCCCCTCTCCCTTAGATATTCTCTCATAGCTTTTCCCCATATATTGGGACTACCTAGTTTATGTGCCACAAAAGCTTCGGCAAAGAATTCTTGCGGCTTTTTGCGCCCATAGCCTGACATTTCTGCTAGTACCTCGCTTCGCGTTTTATCGCTCATTTGTTGCGCTATCTTTATGATATCATTTTTAATCGCCGTAGCGCGTTTATTATACTCCGCTCTGGTGATTTTCTTTCCATCGACAAGGTAATTCTCGACCACATGCCCCATCTCATGCGTGATGGTATAAATGTCGTGGTACATTTTCGGAACACGCATCTTAAAGCCAACTTTCATTTCTTTTTCTAAAACTGCTAAGTATTTCTCGCGATTAGCAAAAGCCTTCCTTGAAAATAGTATGCGTGAATTATCTGTTGAAGTTGCTGCCTTATACGTTGCAGCATCGACCAGTTCAAACGTTATGCCACCATTCTCACGAATCGATTCGCTCACTATAGGGTACTCCTCAAGTATCCTGCTTGCCTGTTTAATTGACTTTTCTATCAATGGTCTATTCACTCCGACAAAAAGGTCATCTCCTACTTGCCACTTGTTCCATCTTTGGTTCAATAATCCCCCTATAACCCCCACTTTTAGTCCTTTTTGGTTGACCTTAGGTTCGTTTGGCATATATTGCGCTCGCCATTCATGGTAAGTCATCTGTTCAATAGTCTTGTTCTTACCCGTCTCTGGATCACGCATAATTCGCGTTTTAGGTTCAAACTCTATTCCAATATACGGGCGTATCGCTGTGCGGCAATACGGATGGAGTGGAGGTAGCGTCTCGCCTGCCACAGCATTCTTAATCTTAAAACGTTTGCCGTCCATCTCGCGACAGATCTTAGATGTACGGCTATCAAGCGTAGCTAATATTACGTACTCTGATATACCCATCTCTTTATATGCTTCAATCTCTGCTTGATTCTCGAAATAACATGTCTCTGTGCGCACTAAACGTGCCGCGTTGGATTGACTAACATTAAAACGTTCTCGGACTAATCGAACAGTCTTCTCTGACGATTGTCCAGTTGCGATTGCGTGAGAAATGATACTTTGTAACTGATCAGCTAATTTATTAGAATTACCCCAAATACGCTCTGAATAGTTTTTACCATAGAACTTAGATTCAAGCACTTTATCAATAGTCTTGTCGTCCAAGCTACCGAAAGCAAGAGTTTCGCCAAGACCTTTAGATACATCATATCCAGTTCGATAATATGTGTTTCGAAATACTTTGTCGTACAAATCGGTTGTCGCAACCCTCTCTTTGGTTGCCATTTGCTTCACTTTGCCTAGCATTTGGCCGTTTAGAAGTTCCAAACGGCTCATTCTGCCTCGATAATTGTTAGGTAGATCGGTTGGCAGACCTTGAGCCTCCATGCTCGCTAGAAAGCGTTTTACGTCACCCTGAGGGGCAACTTTATTAAGCGCATCAATATCAAAACCATTCTTACTATAGTATGTGGCATAGAGTTTACGCACCTGTTCAACAATAGCCCGAGCTGTCGCACGATACTCTTTTTGGACTTGCTTGAGATAGGTTATAGAAGTCTTTTCTGCCTCACTAAGCCGTTCAAGTGAACGCGTCGCCCAGTAGTTATCAGAGCGTGATTTCATACGGCTACTCCTCGTCTAGTGGGTCATCGGAATCAGTTTGATCATCAGGCTCATCCGTCTTATTAACCCCATAGTTACCAAGTCTCAGGGCTTTTTCTTGTTCCTCTTGCGCAAGCTTGACTGTCTCCTTGGCGTCTTGAACAAACGATAGCCGCGATACTAGCGTCTCGCGATCAACGATATCCATTAGGTTATTTATCATCTGAGACACCTCAAGATCGTTTTGTGGTAACGCCCTGCGGAATACTATATCTATTTCGCTAGGTTCGATAGTGCTCATCTTTTTAATGCTGGCTAATACGCCATTATATAATCTGAATCGGTCAATGAGTGCATTCTCGAAATATCGTTCTTTATCTTTAACATGTTGCTCAAAGGCGAGTAGCTTGTACTGTAGAGCTACCCCAGATGAATTTCCCGCAAAGTTTTGATCGCTCATGTCTGGCGTCATAGAAATTTTATGAATATCAGCGAGGATCGCCGAACGCAAAACGTCAGCATCTGCCTCATTGATGTTCTTTACAATATATTCAATCTTAGCATCAGACGGAATACCAGCTATAGTCCGAGATTCTTTCAAATCTTCCTGATCCTCCTTGCCCAAATCCATGCCGTAAAAAGCCAAAATAGCGTCGACTAACCTTTCTCGATCGATTACGCGATCAGACTGCAAGATATTATACGCATCTAGCAGACTAATAACTGGCTCGAAGTCGCCCACGCGGTCGCTACTGTTTAGGTATTCAACGACTGGCACTTCGCCAAAACTATGAGACACTTCCTCATCGCCACTTAGAATGCCGTCTTTTAGCTTGCGTTCCATCGCTATCGTTGGGGTCAAGATGGTCATATCATAGACATCTCGGACGATTTCGCCCTTTTCATTAACAGAAGGCTGGTAAATAATAGCAAACATTTTTTCATGCTGGACGGTATCGTCGTAGACGAGAATAATATTGCGTGGGTCAATGCGCGTAGAGCGAGTTTCTGCGTCTTTATTGATGTAAATACGTTCAAAAGCGTGACCAAAGATAGATGTATCGGTAGCGTTCTCTACGTCAAGATTACTGATAGTTTGTTTACGATAAATGTCTAGTAGTGGCTCAATATCGACCTTTTCGGCGGCCAAATAGGTTGCTGGATTACCAAGTAGGTATCCAACGTTAGTCTTAACGATGTACCGTGCGTGGTTCGTAATTGCAAGTAGTTGATGTGGGGCTTCACGACTTGCGACAGCCTCATTCATATAATAGGCATACAGACGCTCATAAAGCTCAAGACATTCCTTGCGTTGGCTTCCAGTAATAAGCCCACTCACGATGTCTGCTGTCGGTTCGGTGCCTGCTGGCAATGTATAGACTTTACTAATCATGATAATTCCTCCTATCTTTCAAAAGTCCTTCTGTGCCTACGCTTCGTAGGGTTGTCGATGTTATTGATAATCTGTGGCTTACGCTTGCCGGTAATCTCCTCAAAAATCGCTGCCAATACATCTACTGTGTCATCGTGAGCATTTTTACCTTTTCGCTGATACTCCATAACTTGTTTGTAGAACTCCGGCCATCTCGTTTTCCAGTTTGACGGCATATAGACGTGATTTTGTACCCACGCTGAACTTGCCAAAATACGGCTCTCTTTATTCTTTGTTTGAGGTACTGGAGTTATAATTGTCCGATTACTACCATGTTTTTCTCGCAAGATACGCTCAACATTCCTAGCAAAGCCGCGACCGCCGTTGTTGCTCTCTACGTTGGCACGATTAACTTCGCTACGATAGAATAAATCGGCAGTAGCTTCCTCGGTGATTTCCATTGGCTCATCAGTAAAGACAAGATCTGTAATGTAGGCTTCGTTTTCAAATACCGTATAGCTAATTGAGCAGAGGAAGTCTGATCCAGTATCAGCAGTATCGGTATAGTTCTTAACTTCACCTTCCGGCTTTTTCTCCCATTCCTTGAATGTGGAATAAAGCCTACCTTTAACATCGATGGGCTTCTGATTATAGTTTGCCTCGAAAATATCAAGACTCATTTCACGCTTGAGGAAGTTATAATCTTTAGTGTTCAAAATATCGTCACAGAGCATTATGCCTTGATCGTTGCACGCTTGATAAGTGATAAGCTCAACTTCGTCTGGAAATGCCTCCAAAATGCGCCCAGCAAGATCACCTTTTGCCCAGCGCGTCATGATGACAATAACTTTCTTCTGCCCCTCTAAGCGCGAAAGCATTGTATCTGTAAACCATGACCAGATATCGTTTAGAACATTTTCGTTATACGCCTCAACCGCGTTCTTAATAAGGTCGTCACAAATTAAGAAGTTACAGCCAAAACCGGTCGCCGTACCATTCGGAGAAGTCGCAAGGTATGATGTTTGGTTTTGCCCCTCCAACGTCCACATCTGCGCACTTGCGTCGCCGTATTGTACGCTAACTCCCGGAAAAATATCTGAGTAGACAACGCGTTCTCCAACTTTCTTTGTCTGAATAATGTTGCGCACGTTCTTGGAGAAAGTGCTAGCTAGGCGTTCGTTGTAGGACGCCGTCATGACGCGATTTGCTGGGTTATCGCCTAAGAGCCATGCAGTTGCTGATTGGGCTGTCAACGATTTGCCATGACGAGGTGGAGCATTAAGGATTAGAAAGCGTTTTGGGCTATGCTTCACAAAACCCTCGATTTGGTTACAAATATCCTTCAAAAAGGTGCGCTTTGGCTTATAAAAGCCTGGGTATTGCAGTAAACAGTAGTCATAGAGATGACGGCGTGCAAGCTCTAAACGTGCGCCAAAACGAGCAAGTTCAACATCAAAAGAGTCTTTCATGACATTGTTTCTCCAGCAAGGTGACGCAATTCCTCCTCACTTAAATTCTCGAATGGGTTATGATAACCAACATCTTTGGTCTCGACCTTGGTTTTGTCCTCCCACCCATAGTTGTTTTTAAGTGAAAATATGGCTCCGGTTGGCTTGCCACGATATAGTTGCTGTTCAGTCGCGTCATAAATTCGCAATTTCGCCTTTTTTATAGTGTCAGAAAAGCCATGCTGAATTTCTTCGGGCATATCTTTGTTCTTGTGTAGCTCGTTCTCATAATCAAGCAATGTTTCGCGCGAGGTATCGAGGAATACGGCTAATCCAGTAATCGTAGGAACCTTTACTTGGTACATCAGATATTCTCCAGATACGGCATCTTTTATACGATTTCCTTTGGCACCACGTACATAGTCATTGCATGATGCAAAATAGGCTTCAACTTTATCTTGTAGCTCTTCGACACTCTGAAATTTAAGTGGGCGATATGGTGGTTTCTTCGCGACTTTACGCTTTCGCTTTTTTGCAACAGATGCTTTAGACATAGCCTTCTTGGCAGTGTCCTTCTTCGTACGTTTCGTCTGTTGCACCTTTGCCGTCATCTATTTTTTACTCTGTTCTTTTTCTAAAACAGTCTTCACTTTAGTGGAACTGCTATTGCTTTTCCTTATGGACCGATTGATCTCCGCAAGATATTCTTCGCCGAACTTTGTAAATTTTGCTTTGCCAGACTCATCGAACTCGTCTCTGCTAAGCGTGATATGTTCGCCATATAAATTGATATGGGCATTGCCGTTTGAATCCAAATTAACTTTGATAGTTTTCATCTACGTTCCTTTCTTTTGTTGCGATAAAACTTTTGTCGTTGTTCTAAATCGGTCACTAAATCATTGATTGTCTTGCACTTTGTTAAACCCTTACGGTCTAGCACCACGATTTGAAGATTCTTGCATTGCCCATCCGCAGCTCGGTCAAATACTAGACCAAGTTCTCCAGCTATCCGCCTTGATGGGACATGGAATATATACGTGCGCCTACCACGCGCCATGCACCAGAGCTTATCGTTGGCTTCAATGTCCTGCAAATAGCTGTTAGCCCCGATGGTCGCTAAAGTAGATGCTTCGCTATGCGAATAACTAACTTTATTAGCGCGCTTATGGGTCAGCATTCTAATTGTCACTGCTGCTTCAAACTCTTGAATTGTGGGATTTCTAATCAT